GCCGAGATTATCGATGGAGTACGAGATGATAACGGTTGGGATAGAAAGATGGCCGAAGCTTGGTTGGTACAAGTATGTACAAAACATAATAAAGGTGAGAATAAATTAAATAAATTCACATCGTTTCTGTTAATTCAACAGATGACAAAAGGGGATGATATGGTAGGTAGTAATAAATTAAAACACTTAACCGATGCTGCTTTATTTTTACGACGTGAAAAAGAGAGCCAAGGTGGAGGAACATATATGTGTTTTGAAAAAAATCGTAACGGCGACACCGATTATAAAATGAGTTACTCGTTAGGTAATAATGATATAATGTATGGTGCTGTAAGCGAGCGAGAGGATAGCGAATAATGTTATGTAAGGGTGGGAAACAATTACGTTTCCCGCCCTGTCACAATAATGTATTATAACGATATGTACTCGTTTATTTATACTTTAAAATCATTGATGGAGGTATCGCACCTTCCCTTCTCCCGTCATATTTATCATGGACCAACAGGTTTATAATTCGTCTCGGTTAACCTCAGTGTGACCCAACCCAGTAGCAAGGCAATGCATGTCGAACAGTTATAATAAACCTCAAGTCAAATATATAATATATGACCTGTGCTTAGCAGGTAACCAACTAAAATAAGCAACATATCAACTGAATGCCTGGATGAGTACACAGGCCAATATGATTATACTCCAGGCTACTGCTGAATATCCTGAGCAAAAACATAACGTAGAACACGTGTTCAAATTCAAAAGCCCGCTATTTCTAGCAGGCCATCATACTGCTCGGCAAATAAGTTTGGCTCACCCGGGAATGGATGTTATATTTAATATAAATAAAAAATAAGAACATGAAAACAAAAATTAGTAAGAAAAAAATGTATTGGGTAACAGAATCACACACCGTTGATTGTGTAAAATCATTTGTAGTAGAAGCTAATAATACACAAGAAGCAATTGATAAGATAAAACATGGTGATGGTGTATTAAGAAAGGTAGAATATTTTACTGCAAATATAGGATGTTGGACAGGAGAATATTGGGGCAAATATTAAATAAATTTGGCTACCCAAACACAACTCATTATATTTACAATAATAAAAAAATAAAAATATGAACATAATAATTGATGGAGTTGAATATATTCTTACTCCAGTAGAAAAAAAGATAATATTAGATCATCTTGAAATATACCCTGAAGATTTAGGTCAACATAATTGGGATGATGCTAATAAGATATGTGCTGAACTTGGTGATGGATGGAGATTACCTGAAAAGGAGGAGTTATATATGATGTGGCTCAATAAGGATGATAGTTTTAAAAATGCCAATTATTGGAGTTCTTGGGATGATAGAAGAGAAAACTTTAGTTGGGGGTTAAATTTTAAGTATGGTCATAGGGTTAATATTGAAAAGAAAACTACAGCCTATATTCGGGTGGTTAGGGGTCCTATTTTATAATTAAAGTAGGTTTGGCTCACCCAAAAACGGATGTTATATTTAATTAATAATAAAAAACAAAGAAACATGACAAAAATTAACACACAAGATTGGAATGGTTTAAAAATCGCATTGAGAAATGAATTTGGAAAAGATGTAATTATACATTTTTACAATGACAAGCAAAAGAGTTGGAGACGTATTAAAGCAAGTGTCCGAACATCAGATGTAAATAAAATAATTAAGTTTAGTAAAAAAATGGGTTATGAGGTAAGTAAATTTACAGACCATGAGTTTGTATCTTACTTTACGGTTTAGTTTGGCTCACCCAAACATGGATGTTATATTTACGATAATAAAAAAATAAAGAAACATGACAACAAAAACACAATTAACACCAGGTACAAAATTCAAAATCCACAACGGTAACAACATTATCTCAGATAGAATATTTGAGATGCATGATGGTTTTATATCGCAAGGTGGTTTATTCGGTAAACAGATGAATATCGAAAAAATGGGTAGTCGTAAAATAACATTATACACATTTAATATGGTGGGTATTATATCAATTGCGATTATCAAATATGAAGATATTGAAATAATTACCGAGTAGGTTTGGCTCACCCAAAAATGAATGTTATATTTAATTAATAATAAAAAACAAAAACAAGAACATGACAAAAACAGCAAAACAATTTTTAGAGGGCCAATTGGCAAAACAAATCCTTAACGTGTTACAGGGTGATACGTCGGGTGTAGAATCAACACTTAAGATGTATGTTGAGGTAACAAATGCGATGCCAGAAGATACACCGTTAACAGGGTGGCTACAAGAGCAACTCATTAATAAATTCAGTAAGAAAACATTTGAGGTGACCAGGAGTATAGTTACCAATAATGTAGAGACATTTGAGGTAGAAGCCGATAACGAAGAAGAAGCAATTGATATGGTGATGCAAGGTAAGGGTACACAATTACGGACAGAGCGTTTCAATAACGAGGCAGAATATGATGCCTGAAGATATTACAGAATAAGTTTGGCTCACCCAAAAATGGATGTTATATTTAATTAATAATAAAAAAACAAAAATAAAGGTTATGAACACAACAACAACAAAACAAAAAGGTCGTCCAGTAGTAGAAGGTAGTAAACGTCAAGCGGTATTAGCTAAACGAGCCGAACGCGCAGCAGCGGGTTATGAAATTAAACGTGGACGTCCAAAAACAATTAAGTCCGATACCGATAACGAGATGCTAGATATCGAAGTCGAATTGGAAGCTTAATTACGCGGGGGCGGTTTAACGCCCCACTTTAAAACAGAAAATCGGGTGTATGCTTTTCTTATAAACGCTTTTGCCACGCCACCTATATAAGTAGAAACAACGTCTCCCCACTTTCTTGTCCAACGCGTTGGAATGGTTTTAAGGAGCAATATAGTCAGGTGGCGGAATTGGTAGACGCTATATGGTAAAGCTAACCACAAACAAAGCTGTGGTAGAAGATTACGCACAGTTACAGGTTCGAATCCTGTCCTGACTGCCAAAGCAATAAAAACGCTTGAATTTTGTTCTTTATTTTTTATTATGTCGTGTGTGCGGCGCCGGGAAGTCCCGGCGTACGTACGTACGGCAATCGTTGTGGTCATGTAGTAATCTCCCACGCGCGTTGATATCCATATAGCGTGGGGTAGTGTATAGAAAAGGGAGTATATTAAAAAATAGATCTCTACACCCTCTACACATCGATTGTATATACGCATATACCCTCCACATCTCCCGTGATTTAAACAGAATTTTTTGGAAAAAGTTTGGCATACCCAAGATATATACGTATATTTATGGAAATAAAGAAATATGAAAGTAACAGAAAAATTAAAAGACAATTATATACCGTATAAGGTATATGAGGACATTGATCCAAAATTTAAAAACTTTGTAAAATTTGTACGGGTATTACCGGCAGATTATTTTGATAACCCAGATGAACATCTAACATTAAAAGGTATGTACATGCCAGGTGATAAAAAATCATTCCCCAACGGTGGGTTTGAAGTATATCATGATAATGGTACTATATACAATTATGATTTAGATCAAGTTATTGTTCACCCATATGTTTTAGGTATCAAGAAATTTGGACAGAAATCAGAAGAAAAAGAAAAGGTATTCAAGATCGTGGAAAATAAAGAACCGGGTAAAAAAGGTCGTAAACCATTATCCGATGATGAGAGAGTAAAACGTGAACAAGAAAAAATAGAACGTAAGTCTAAAAGTAGTGGTAAAAAAGGCCGTCCGTCAAAATATACACCTGAACAACGTGAAGCTAAATTAGCCCAAACAAATGCTAAAAAAGGTGGTAAACGTGGTCGCCCAAAGAAAAGTAAGTAATAATATTTATCAGCAAACCGTAATATGAAAAAATCATCCCAACCATCATATGACCACCGTATTATAACATTGGGTGATATTGACGAGGAAAATTCAAACGATATTATACAGTTTATACACGAGATAAACCACATAGACGCGGGAAAAAACGCGGGTAAATGTGAGCCCATAAAACTTATCGTTAATTCATATGGCGGCGATATTTACCGCGGGTTTGGTGTTATTGATGCTATTTTAAACAGTGTTATCCCAGTTCATACAATATGTTACGGAGCAGCATTATCAATGGCTTTTACAATCATGACTATTGGACATCATCGCATCGCGAGTAAACACAGTACATTTATGTATCATGAAGGAGGGTTTGATTTGGGTTATATGAAATTAACTGGTCATAAAAGTGAGTTGGGAGAATTGAATAGAATTGAAAATTTATGTGATAATTTAATCTTGGAACGCACTACTTTAACAAAAAAACAACTGAATACCTTAAAACGGGAACATAAAGATTGGTATATAAATGCGGAGGAAGCATTAAGTTACGGTATAATTGATGAAGTGATATAGATATATACGGAGGATTAAGAGGGTGTGGGAATAATGCATGGGTAAATTAAAACATCTCCGGTAAAATGTTTGGCCACTCAAAAAGGATATCGTATATTTATGATATAAAATAATTAAAAAAATAAAGGTTATGTTAAACATCAACAACAACGAGTTTTTAACTCAAGAGCAAATTAAGAAAATCGCGCCATCTGTATTTACTGAGCAGGGTGCAGAGTCAACATCTGACAAGTATTCACACATTTCCACCAACTGCATCATAGACGATATGGCATTATTGGGATGGAATGTGGTTGATGCTAAAGAGGTTAAAGCTCGTAAGCAAATCGGTTACCAAAAACACCTGGTTGTGTTTCGAAACAATGATATAATCATTGATGGTGATGATGGAGATACAGTTTATCCACAAATTTTATTGACAAACAGCCATGACGGTAAAAATGCATTTACATTTACTGCTGGTTTGTTTCGTATGGTTTGTGAAAATGGATTAGTTATTTCCACCCAAGAATTTGAGAGTATGAAAATTCGTCACTACGGTTATGATTTTGAAACATTACAAGCCACTATTAAGGAAATGGTTGAGAAATTACCACTGACTGTTGATTCAATGAATAAATTTAAATCCACTAAATTAAACGATGAACAGGCTAAAGATTTCGCTTCTAAAGCAATCGCATTAAGATTTCCGGAAGAAGAATTATCTAACATTCATGTCGATGTTGATGGATTATTATTACCTACCCGAAATGAGGATCAAGGAGATGACTTATGGAGTATATTTAATGTTATTCAGGAAAAATTAGTACATGGTATGTTTAATTACAGTTATGCTAATAAGAATCGTAAAGCTCGTAGAATTAAGAATTTCCGTCAAGATATGGTTTTGAATGAGAAATTGTATGACTTGGCATTAGAATATGCAAACTAATAATATTTAGTTACGGACTCTTAGCTCAGTTGGTTAGAGCACCTGACTCATAATCAGGGGGTCGTAGGTTCAAGCCCTACAGAGTCCACTCAAACAGTGAATATGAAATATTTAACACCTGAAGAAGCCGATAAATATGTAAGTGTATCAGACGATATGTTTAAATATCCAGCTGAGTATTTCACTTTGGTCCCATGTGTTGAGAAGAATTGGGAAAATGTAATATATTATACTGGTAAGAAGAAATTACGTTCAATAAGAGAAGGGGAAGGAAGATATTGGATATATGTTTTGTCCAATGAGGCAATGCCTGGTTTGGTTAAAATAGGATATACAATAAGTACACCTGAAGAAAGAGCGGTACAAATATCTAGATCAACAGGTGTAGCGTTACCGTTTAAAGTTGAATTTGCTTTTAAAGCTCATGAGGGTGAGTTTTTAGAGAAAGAAATACATACGTATTTAGACGCGTATAGAGTTAATAGCCAACGGGAATTTTTCGCTATAAGTGTAGATAAAGCAAAAGATATTGTAACAGAAATAGGTAAAAAATATAATTAATATGGAAGAAACAAATGAAATACGGTATATATTGGGCCGTGCTAAAGAATTTGGGTTAGAATGGGAAATTCTTGAATCAGCAATCAAACATGCCCGTGAATTTGAAGATGCATCAATTGAAGAATGTCTTCAAGTTGGAGCGATGGATTGGGATATAACATAAATAATATTATCTTAATTCAAGAAAAGTTTGGAAAACCAAGAATATGATGTTATATTTATGGTATAACAATTAAAATAGTAATAAGATATAAAAGGGTCAAGACCAAGGTACCTAACAGGTGCTCATGAACAGGTGAAATGATGGATATGTACCATCCATTATAAGCCTTGGTTACCCAAAATTTGTAAATATTTAAACAAACATAAAAACGTAAAAAAATGAAAAAAATGATTTTCGCCACGATTGTGATCGCATCAATGTTAGCCGTTTCTTGCACCTCTAAAGAGTCAGATAACGCCACAGTACCAACAACAGATACTACAACAGTAGTCACAGATACAACTGTATCTACAACAACGGTTACACCAACCGAATCAACCAAAACAGTAACACCAGCTTCTAAGTAGTTGGTTTTTATCAGTCAGGTAGTTTAATTGATAAAACGGCTAACGATTAATTAGAGGATATAGGTTTGAATCCTGTCCTGACTACAAATATTGCGAGGTAGACTGAAGTTGACCCAACTCGGTCTCATAAAATGAACTATACAGGTTTAAATCTTACTCGTTAAATACTGTTCATTATCCTTGTTTTTAGCACCGGTAGCAATATCGGTGCTTTTTTATTCTTAACATATATTTATATATATGGACTTAAATAAAATATTCGCTTTATTCGACAATAAAACCGAAAATAAACCACTAACTGAAACTGATAACATAGTTGTGGAATTATATGAGAAACCGTTATTTTGGGTTAATATGTTTGAAAAATTAATAAGAAATAATAACGTGTTCAAACTCCAGCTTAAAAATACATTTAAAGACGATCATTACGATCCTGATATGTTATGTGAAGCTGGGGATGCCCTTGTATATAATAAAGCGTTTATGTTTCTGTTACTTCTTGATTTAAATGATGAGGATCACAGGCACGCTATACGAACTAGAACAACATATAGTTATTTGGTTGTCGCGCTTATCACATCCATGAACTATTTTACTAGTACTGAAGAATATGAAAAATGTGCGGTTATAAAGAAAATTTTAGATTTTGCCATGGAGAGCTTGGAGGCGTAAAGAAAAGATCGTATTTTCTAGTTACGGGTTTAGGGGAAAGTAGATAAGATGAAGAGAGAGATAGGAGAAGATAAGAGACGGATAGAAACAAGGGGTGGGTAAATATAATATTAAAAATAAACAATATGGTAAACAGAGAAATTATTAGAAGAAAGATGGAGAAATTGGAGTCTAATTTAACAAGGTTAGATTTTATCTTTAAACGAAGCGGAGATCTAGATGAATATCTAGCAGTCACAGCTGAAATGAAACAATTGGTAGATGAGGTAAAGTCGTATATTGAATACGAACCTAGAACTGGGAATGAATTAAATACATCAATCTAATATAAATAAGAAGTTATGAAATTAACAGCAGAGCAAATCCAAGACAATTGGGAAATTTTAATGAAACGTATAGATACATATATTTCAGAACCTCGTAGGTCTGAATTAAAATCATTTTATGAGGAATATTCTGAACGTATTATGTTAATGCCGGCCGCTCATAAAAAAGAGTATCATAGTGCATTTCCAGGAGGATATGTAGACCATGTGTTACGAGTAGTAGATGCTGCTTTAGCTGTAAATGAAGTATGGGTGAAAACAGGGGTTGATACATCTACATATACCGTTGAGGAATTAGTATTCTCAGCAATAAATCATGATCTGGGTAAGATGGGTGATGAACAATATGAGTCATATATCCCACAAACCGATCAATGGCGTAAGGATAAATTAGGAGAAGATTATATGTTTAATAATCGTTTAGCGTTTGCATCTGTACCTGATAGGGGGTTATATATGCTTCAATCATATGGTATTAAGTATTCATTTAATGAGATGGTAGCAATTCAAACTCATGACGGCTTATATGATGAGGCAAATAAGAAATATCTAGTATCATTTACTCCAGAACAAAAACCACGAACGTCATTACCTTATATATTACATCAGGCTGATATGATGGCTGCTAGGATTGAATGGGAAATTGAGTGGCTTCATAAATTTAAAACGAATGTGGAGAAGCCAAAGAAAAATTTTATATTGGAGACGAACAAAGATAGTAAAACATCAAAAACCAAGGCTTTAGGGAGTATAAAATCCGAGGGACTTAAAAATTTATTAAATAGTATATGACAACATTAATAATCGTTTTATTCATACTTATTGCAGTTTTAAGTTATGTAGTTTATAATTTATTACGTAAGAATGAAAAATTAGAAGACATAACAAATGAGCAAATTAAAATATTAGGAGGATATATGACTTACTTAAATAAGTTATCTGAAATAATTAGCCATTCTGATAAGCGTATTAAAGAAATAGATGTTAAAGGTTCATTCGAAAGTGATGATGAAATTGGATTTTTCTTTGAACAAGTAAAATCAATACAAGAAATATTGAATCAATTTAATATAAAGAATATACCATAATGGAATTAGAGGTTAAGAAGAGAAAAAAGAAGACATCCAATATGTATTTTACTCAAGATACAGAAGACGCTATTGTAGCTTATGTGGCTAGTATTGATATGGAAGAACGCAATAGGTTATATAATGAGAAAATACACCATGCTTTTTTTAAGCTTACTGAAAATATAATTCATACATTCAAATTTTATTACACTGAAGTAGATAATATCCAAGATTTACAACATGAAATAATTACATTTTTACTTAGTAAATTACATTTATATGATCAAACTAAAGGAACTAAAGCGTTTTCTTATTTTGGGACTATAGTTAAAAGATATTTAATATTATCTAACCAAACCAATTATAATAAGCGAATTAAAACATCCCCTGTGTCAACAATTGAGGAGGATGAAAAATTTTCATACCAATTAGATGATATTAAACCTATTATTACTAGTAATAATTTATCTAAATTTATGGATGAATATATAGAATATTGTACTGATAATATATTTGAAATATTTCCTAAAGAATCTGAAGCTCAAGTAGCTGATGCGGTTTTAGAGTTATTTCGTAAACGAGATAGTCTGGATGTCTTTAATAAAAAAGCACTATACATATATATTCGTGAGATGATTGATGTTAAAACATCTAAAATCACTAAAGTAGCTGACGTTTTATACGGTATATTCAGGAAAAAATATTCATTTTATTTAGAACACGGTTATACAAACTTTTAGATGTTATATTTATAACTAAAATAAAATATATGAGCGCGTTAGAAAGTGTAGTATTTGGTAAAAAGAAGTTCAATGATATATTGGAGGAGATATATGATAACCAAAAGAAAAAAGATAAACAGATATCAGCGTTAATATCTGAATTGAAACCTCTTATAAATGATATAGGTGACGCCACTTTAATAGTTCCATTAATTAAAGAATATTTAGAAATAAGTGTTAAGAACGATGAACAACTAATAAAGATGGCTACCATTGTACAACGCATATTGAATAATACAACAGATGATGGTGGTTTTGGTATTTCTGAAGAAGAAAAAGCACAATTGTTATCACAGATTGATAAAATTCAAGAAGAAAATAAATAACGATGTCTACTCAATACGGCTTTTCAGCATTTAATAATACGCAAAACGTACAAAACCAGGTCAGTATGGGACAGGCTTTGTCTGCTTTAAGTAATCAAATGACGCCGGTTCGTATTAAGAGTATTATACTTGATAGTACTCATCCTAGATTTAAAGAGTTAGGTGAATGGAATTCATTAGGTGCCATTGAATATCAATCTGTAACTAATCCACAGAATGCAGCTTCAGGACAATACTCAATAGCATATCCTTTATATCCCAATGTTAAGAATTATCCACTTATAAATGAGATTGTATTTTTAATTTCATTACCGAGTACAGGAATTGGGTTAACGTTTAATGCAACTCGTTCATATTATATTAGTTTAGTAGCGTTATGGAATCATCCCCACCATAATGCTTATCCTGAAAATCCTAACACACCTCCACCATCACAAGCGAAAGATTATACTCAAACTCAAGCAGGTAGTGTTAGGCGTGTTACTGATCAAAGTACTGAAATATTTTTAGGTCAAACATTTAAAGAACGTTCTAATATACACCCACTATTACCATTTGAGGGTGATGTTATACAAGAAGGAAGATGGGGTAATAGTATACGTTTTGGATCAACAGTTAAAGATAGAAAAAATAATTGGTCAACCATTGGTACAAATGGTGATTCAATAATAATATTACGTAATGGACAATCTAAAAACGCTAGTGATGAAGGATGGGTACCTGTTACAGAAGATATAAATAATGATTTATCTTCAATATATAGTACTAGTACACAAAAAATACCATTAGAAGCCTCATCTACGAGTTATGTAAGTTATAAATCAGATACACCAACTAATCCTAAAGAATATTCTGATAGCCCTCAGGTTATCCTTAATTCAGGTCGATTAATATTTAATACTACTCAAGATCATATATTACTAAGTTCTAAAAAATCAATTAATCTTAACGCTGTATCTTCAGTTAATATTGATGCCCCTGACACCATAATACAATCAAATAATGTATATTTAGGTTCTAAAGATGCTACTGAGTCAGTATTATTGGGTGATACAACAGTCTCATTATTAAAGACATTAGTACAAAATTTACAATCTTTTATGCAAATATGTAGTACATTAGTTAGTACTCCACCCGGTGTTCCTTTAGCTCCATTAAATGCTATTGCGTCTCAATTAACTACAACGTTAACTCAACTTAATACTAATTTAGATAACGTTAAATCAAAATACGTTAAAACAGCATAATGGCATCTCCTTTAGACATAGAAAATATAAGAAAAAAAGCCGCTGAACAAATTAAGGGGGATACTAGTAAAATATTAGATGTTAATTTATCTGCTATTCAAAACGCTACTCCTGGGTCGTTAAAACCACAGGGTAATGCTAAATTAAGTGGTACTATAACAGCGATAGGTAAAAAAATATACACAGTACTCACACCAATTGCTATAAATATAGCTAAAGAATTAGGAGCATCTATAGCCCAAGACCAATTAGGTAATTTAAAGGATAATATATTATCTAAAAATGGGTGCCCAACCAATCCTAAATTATTAGAGATATTAGCCCAACGAAATGCGTTAATAGCACAACTAAATAAAACTAGCACACAACTAGATAGACTTACAAAAGCAGTAACTGGATTAAATACATTCCTTGAAATAAGTCAAACAGCTGTGAGTGCTATAAAAATAGTTAAGACAGCAGCTTCACTAGCCGTTAAAATTATACCATCACCTCCAGGTACACCAGGTGTTATAACATCGACGTTAAGTGATTTAGAAGACATAATAAATAAACTCCTATTTGGAAAAGATGGTACACCTCGTATACCTAAAATATCTGGTTCAATAGCATCAGCCACATTATCTATATCAATAGTAAATGGATATATCCAAATAATAATAGCAATATTAACTGCAATAGACGCTAAAATTAAACAATGTAATCCTGATTTAACGTCAAGTCTTGCTCCAATAGATCCAAATTTAATATCAATATCTATACTTCAAACTAAAGCAGAACAAACACAAAATAATGTTACCTATGCTGGATTTTTAATCGAGATTGAAGAGGTACCATACACCCCAACAGTAAATCGTAGGAGAGCTGTGGGTAAGAATCAAAGTGGTATTATATTAATACAAACCGAATTATCATTCACAACACAAAATGAGTTATTAATTAATGAACTTAAATTAATAATCGATAGAGACAATTTAAAAGCTTATTAACACCAATATTTATAACATATGGATATTACCAAATTTAAAAAAATCATCAAAGAATCAGTGAGAGAAGTAATTCAAGAAGAATTACGCGACATCTTACTAGAAGCCGTTAAGGCTCCTAAAACTGTAGTTACAGAAACAGTACATCCAAATACTTATGCCCAACCACACGTTTCACAACCTAAACAATTAAACGCGGCTGAACGTAGGGCAATGTTTGGGAACATATTAGAAGATATGCAGGGTGGAGGAATGGCTACATCAAATAACATCCCATTCACACCATCAGGCCCAATTGATCCAGTTAATGGTAAATTACCTGAGGGTGAATTAGGTTTGGATCAAATAATGGGATTAATGAATAAATAATGGCATTTGGAGCAAAGAAAATATTTCCTATTGACACCCAACCGGGAACAGCGGTTGGGGTGAATCTTCCATTTAACGCTGCGAATGTATTCCAATCGACATATACTACTAAAGAAGCGGTTAAGAATAATCTTATTAACTATTTCTTAACTAACACCGGTGAAATATATTTGAACCCATCATTTGGAGCTAATTTAAGGGCGTTCATATTTGAGCAAATTACGGAGGGAAATTTAGACGGTTTAAAACAAGACATACAATCTAAAATTGGGTTGTATTTCCCTAATGTTTTAGTGGTATCGTTGGAACTCACATCGTCTCCAGATTATAATGAGGTTACAATGACTTTAAAATACAACATAGTAGACACAGGTATATCAGATCAATTACAAATTAGCTTTCAATAATGGCCACCAATAATAATACAAAAAAGGACATAAAATATATAAACAAGGATTTTACCGAGTTAAGGGCCAGTCTAATAAACTACGCTCAAACATATTTTCCTACCACATACAATGACTTTAGTCCTACATCACCAGGCATGATGTTTATGGAAATGGCGGCGTATGTTGGTGATGTTTTATCTTTTTATCTCGATAATCAGTTTCAAGAAAATTTTTTACAGTACGCACGTCAAACCAATAATTTATTTGAGTTAGCCTATATGTTTGGGTATAAACCAAATGTAACACAGGTTGCGGTAACTGAAATCGATTTTTACCAACAATTGCCAGTCGCATTATCTGGAAGTACATATATACCTGACTATACTTATGCTTTATTTATACCTGCTAATTCAACAGTATCTTCTACATTAACTAATGTATCGACGACATTCTTAATTGAGGACCCAGTAGATTTTTCAGTGTCGTCATCACAAGATCCAACTGAAGTAACAGTGTATTCAGTATCAGGTGGTAGTAACCCAACATATTATCTACTTAAGAAGAAAAGGAAAGCTATATCAGCCACAATAAACACAACGTCATTTAGTTTTACTACTCCACAAAAATTTACTACTGTTGATTTAAATGACACTAACATAATAGGAGTATTGGATGTATTTGACACCAATAGTAATCAATGGTATGAAGTAGATCATTTAGGACAAGAGATGGTGTATACATCGGTTAAGAATACTAACCCCAATGATCCTAATTACTACTTAAATCAAGGTAACGCACCATATCTTCTTAAATTAGAGAAACAACAGCGTAGATTTGTGACTCGTTTCTTGAATTCAAATACACTACAGTTCCAATTCGGTGCTGGTACAGTAAATGATTCTGATGAATTAATAACACCAAATCCAAATAATGTAGGTATAGGTTTACCATTTGAACAAACTAAATTAACCACCGCGTATTCACCATCTAATTTCTTATTTACTAAGACATATGGTATTGCCCCATCAAATACAACATTAACTGTAAGATATTTAACCGGCGGAGGAGTGACAGCTAATGTTAATGCTAATGTATTAAATAGATTAAATTCTACCCCAACATTCTTAAATTACACATTAGGTAACTCAACCACCGCTACTAGTATATTTAACTCATTAGTAGTGACTAATCCATTTGCTGCTGATGGAGGTGGAGATGGAGATACAATTGAAGAGATTAGACAAAATTCAATGGCTAATTTTGCGTCACAATTACGTAATGTGACCCAAGACGACTATTTAGTCAGAGCATTATCCATGCCAGCGAGATATGGAGTGATATCTAAAGCATATATTGAACCAACTAAACGTGATGCTTTATCTTCAGCCGGAGAATCTAATTCAGTATTAGATTTATACGTTTTAAGTTATAACGCAGACAAAACGTTACGTACAGCTACAAGTGCACTTAAATTAAATCTAACAACATACCTATCTCAATACAGAATGATTGGTGACGCCGTTAATATTAAGGATGGATTCATCGTTAATATAGGTGTAAATTTTGAGATAATAGTACTACCCAACTACAATAATAACGAGGTCTTAATCAAATGTATTGACGCTTTAAAGGTTTATTTTGCCATAGATAATTGGTCGATAAACCAACCCATCATATTGAGAGATTTATATGTATTATTAAGTAAAATACAGGGTGTACAAACTGTTAAAACTATTGACATAACGAATTTAGTTGGTGAGAATTTAGGGTATAGCCTATATGCGTACGACATAAAAGGAGCAACATCAGCAAATGTTGTATATCCATCACTTGATCCATCCATATTTGAAGTAAAATATCCAAACCAAGACATACAAGGTAAAGTAGTACCACTATAACATTAAACCATGGCAGTATATAAAATATTCCCGACCCAAGACGCTACATTATATTCTATGTTCCCTAGTATGAACACGGGATTAGATGAGATAATTGAGTCTACTCAAACACAAATAGCGACAGAGAATAATGGTAACCCACAGGTTAGTAGATTTCTTATCCAATTCTCGGCTGATGAGATTGACGATATAATACAGAACAAGATAGGTACAGGTTCTTTAATGAATACATCATCATGGGTAGCTAATTTAAATTGCTACATCGCTACCGAAACCGGTTTAGCTTTAACCACTCAAATAGATTGTTACCCAATATATGGAGCTTGGGGTATGGGTACAGGTAAATATCTAGATGAACCTGAAATATCTAATGGTACAAGTTGGATATGGTTAGATTATTCTGGGTCTACTAGGTGGTCTACTACGGGTTACCCATCATATGTTACAGGTTCATATAACACAACGTATGCTGTAGCGGGAGGAGGAACATGGTATACTGGTTCAGTATCTTCTAGTAGATTAAACTCAAATACATACCCGATAACAGCATCACAAATATTTAGTTATTCCAGCGATAAAGACATTAACATGAATGTCTCTAACATTATACGAGCATGGTATACTGGAGCTATAGCGGATAATGGATTCATAGTTAAATTATCTAACGCTACAGAATTTGTAAATAATGTTAACATTCAACCGGAACTTAAATTCTTCTCAGTTGATACCCATACTATATACCCACCATGTCTGGAATTTAAATGGAGAGACTACACATGGAATACAGGTTCGTCAACACAAACTATTCTTAATACATTACCAGCAGTAGTGACATTAAATCAAAATCCTGGTTTCTTCTATAACGGAAGTGTGAATAGGTTTAGGGTAAACTCTAGGCCAGAATACCCACCACAGGTATGGGTCACGTCGTCATTATACACTCAAAATTACTATTTACCTACAGCTTCATATTGGGCCATTAAAGATCTAGACACTAATGAAATGGTGATAAACTTTGACACTCAATTTACTCAATTGAATGCAGACGCTAGTGGTAGTTACTTTGATCTAAATATGAACGGACTACAAACAGAACGATATTACACAGTATTAATTAAGACTACATTAGCTGGTTCGACGATAGTATATAATGACAATTACAGCTTTAAAATAATAAATGGGTGATGATTAAACTACTCGACATGCTAGAAAATAAAATATTAGTTCCACTTCGTTCTAAAGAGGAACGTTCTAAAAATTATCAAATTGCCCTCCAAAAACAAGTCCAACAGTATATGAAAGATGGGGGTAAGGGTGATCTTGATTTACGTGGTACCCCAATCACATCATTACCATCTGGTTTAAGTGTTGGAGGTTATCTTAGTTTATATAATACTCCAATCACATCACTACCACCTGATCTAAGTGTTGGAGGTAATCTTGATTTAATTTATTGTGAAAAGTTAACATCACTACCATCTGGTCTAAGTGTTGGAGGTAATCTTTATTTAAATAGTACTCCAATCACATCACTACCATCTGGTCTAAGTGTTGGAGGTTATCTTAATTTATCTGGTACCCTAATCACATCACTACCATCTGGTCTAACGGTTGGAGGTAATCTTCATTTATTTAATACCCCACTCTCCAAATCACATACAAAAGAACAAATTAAACAAATGGCACCTGGTGTTAAGGGTACTATTTATATGTAACTATATGGCAGATCAAATAACATTAGTAAAACCGTCGTTTAACAAGAACTCTTACGAGAAGGTGATTAACACATCGTTTAGTCAACTTACACAACCTGCTGTAGATACTACAGCTAATCCACCAATATCTGTTCAACAATTTTTTACTTATTACCAACAATTATTCTATACCATACCTAAGTTTGGAGAAGTCAATTCTCATGAGTATCTTATAAAGACGAGTACCGACTATATTGGAACAGTAGCTGATGTTAATGATGATATAATACAATCGTTACTCGAGGAAATAAATCAATTAAGACAAGAAAATCTAGACTTACAACAGAATGTACTAGACATAACAAGAAAACAATAACATGGCTGAAATAGTTAATATACAATCCATTAATCCTCAAACGTTTGAGACCCAAACGTATACACCAGAAGATATTAATCTTATTCCGACAACTGATGTGTATGAGAGTTTTGACTCTACAATAGATCATGTAGAATATTTTATATATGACTTAAATGGAAGTATATTGTTCTCAAATGTTATTGGGTATCCTTATTTTAAGTTACTAGACAATAACTTAGTAATCGATCCTGAGGCTGATTTAAAGCGTGAAGGATATAGTGAGGGTAATTACAACACAGTATATAACTTCTTAAAGAATAGAGTAGCCTCGGACCCACTTAATCGCTACTATATTGACCAAATCAGCTCGGATAGGACGGAAATCAGGTTAAATACCACAACTATACCAAATGCGGAATTAATTGCTAGTACACAAAATTTCATAGATTATAGGAGCAGTAGTAGTGTGTTTATAGACTTCTATCTAGATTTTGGCAACAATAACCTAATAATAGCCAATAACATCTTACTAGATGTCACTACAACACCGACGGATCCTACTGTCCTAATTAAATTATATGAACCGTTACCTACAACATTAGATATACAATCACAATGTTGGGTAGTAGAATCTATAGCAGATTCAGTAGCGTATAATATAAACATAAATCAAACGTTTGATGCGTTAGATCAGAACATATATCTTAAAGGTCCTAACACTAACATATCCATAAAGGACCAAATCAACAACTCCACCCCATACACAACATATAGTAGTTTAACTACAAATACATCAACGTTGGGTACAGGTAGTTTACAATATCAGATAAATAGTATATTGGCAGAGAAAGGATTGGAAATAAACATAGACTACTCAGATTACTCTGAATTCGTATTTTTCTCGTCCGCACAAACACGCCTAGAGAATTTCTACTACAAGATATCGTTACTAGAACAATACCAATACAATGCTGGTTTTGCAGGAAACGGCTCGACAAATACCTATATATCTTCGAGTAATACAGTTTGGTTAAATAAAATAAACGAAATTATCACCGGGTTTGATGGTTACGAGTATTACCTATATTACGAATCAGGTAGTAATACTTGGCCTAAGACTAACTCAACATACCCATATGTTAATGCTAGTACTGGTTCGGTCGAGGGAAATAACTTCTTTATAGCACAGTCAGCGACAGCGTCATTATATGACTCCGAAAATAACGATCGATTAATTAATGCCATACCATCATATCTTAAAGACGATGCCAATAACGACCAGTATATGTTATTCGTTGATATGATTGGTCAAAACTTTGATAGTGTTTGGGTATACATTAAAGACGTTACAAACAAATATAGCGCTGATAACCGTGTAGACTATGGTGTATCTAAGGATTTAGTAGCGGATGTATTAAGGGACTTGGGTGTGAAGATATACCAAAATAATTTTTCAACAGACGACCTATATTCAGCACTACTTGGAATTACACCATCTGGTAGTTTATTTAATTTACCATATACTGTAGGTTCTTTACCAGTACAAACAGGTTCGTTCTTAGAATACATTAACACGTATGTTACAGCATCATCTACTGGGTCATTAGATCCTACATTTGATATAAATGCAGAGACATATAAGCGCATATACCACAATTTACCTTACATATTAAAGAAAAAAGGTACACCAGAAGGATTACGTGCCTTAATTACATCATATGGTATCCCGGATACTATATTACGCATAAATGAGTTTGGTGGTAAAGACAAAAATACTAATACATGGGATTATTGGCAGGATGAATATAATTACGCTTATTCTGCAACCCCATCAACAGCATCTGCTCATGTTCAAACTAATTGGGGGCTTAATACATCATGGAATTCACCAAGTAATGTTCCAACTGTACTACAATTTAGATTTAAGGTGGCTGACGCCGGATATGTATTTAATGAGAAATCTCAATCGTTATGGTGTTTAGATGATGGTACTAATAAACCATGTATTGTGCTAGAATATACCGGTTCAGGATTAACTAGTGGTTCATATAGTGGTTCCATAGTTGACCCAAATAACTTATATGCTAATTTAAAATTTTTCCCAACATCTACATCTACTGACAGTATGTCTTTGTATTTACCTTTCTTAAATGAGGGATGGTGGTCAGTCACAGCTATGGTTAATGGTCAAAATATTTCATTTTATGCTGGTAATATCCAGTATGATGGTTATGATGGTAATATATTAGGATATTACGCATCAGCATCTACAAGACTTGGTTCTGAACCAATATTATGGAACACTGGAGTAACGTCATCTTTTTTTCCATATGTTGTAGCATATGGTCCTGGATCTTACGAGGCATTTTCTGGTTCACTACAAGAGATACGTTACTATGGAAATTTAACATTAAACGAGAGTAGTATTAAGGACTATATCATGAACCCATATTCCATAGAAGGTAATGGGGTTGGTGACGGGTACAACTATTTAGCGTTTCGTTTACCATTAGGTGGTGAATTATACACTGGTAGTATATCAATTCATCCTAAAGTAACAGGTTCATGGGTATCTACTGAATCTTTTAATGCTAATACTCCATATGGTAAAAATAATGCTTATATAGATACCACGTCTGGATCATTTGTATCTAACACTGAAACATTTTTTTACGACCAAGTACCAGCGGGTATACAGAACGCTGTGTCTGAGAAAATACAGAACAAGAATATAATACTACCATATAGTAGTAGTGACAATAATATACCAAACGCAAATGTTTTATCACCATATATATCTGTTCAACAACAACCATCTATAAGTGGTTCTTACACCAACAATGTAGATTATGTTGAGGTAGCGTTCTCACCTCAAAACGAGATAAACGACGATATAAACGATACATTTGGTTACTTCAATATTGGTGAGTATATTGGTGATCCGCGAGAAATACCGTCTCGAAACACTCATTACCCCACATTAGATGCATTACGTGATGTATACTTCCAAAAATATACTTCAAACTACAATATTTGGGACTATGTAAGACTTATTAAGTTCTTCGACAATTCGTTGTTTAAGATGATACAGGATTTTGTTCCGGCACACACCGATTTAGCATCTGGTATAGTGATTAAACAACACCTATTAGAACGCAATCGTTACCCTACACCACAGGCTAACTTATATACAACACAATCTGTTTATGGTAGTGGTTCTAATCCAAGCATATCATGGAACAATCCTAATACGTTTGAAGATATTACGATTACAGCCTCAGTTCGAGGTATACCAGGGATGTTAGATGGGCAAAGAATATATACTTCATCAACTCAATACCAATCGTTCCCAATAGAACAAGCAACAGGTAGTTCAGGTGGTGTTGTGCCTCAACTTAATGGAACGTCGTCAACCGGATTATATGTCAATATAACTCAAAGCTGGAGTGGTACTACACCAAGTTTACTTGGTAATGTAGCCTTTACACAATCGTCACAATATGAGTTCTTTAATGGTGAATTTAGTGGTTCGGTTGTAGTAGCAGAAAACGGTAATTTAAATGATCCGGATTGTAGAATATATTTATACGCCAATACGATAGAGACTAAATACAAACCAGTATTTTATTTGTCAACACAATTAAACGGGAACGACAACGCTCTTAATCTATTCTTAGATCCTAACACGTCACCAAATGTTGGAGAAATATATTTATATTGGGATTCGGGAAGTACAGGTCCACTTACTACACCAGCATATAGTTCAGGAACAGGTGGGGGTATAGGAGCATAACACAAAAATAATTTAATAATGCCACAAACAAACGCATATACCAGAGGAGTAAAATATATTAAGATAGCTAAACTAGATAGTGGTAGTGTGGACAATTCTATTGAGTTACAAAGTTTAACCGATATAAGAATCCAATTCTCAGACATACCTAATGTTACACAATATAATGTTGGAGCCATAAATGAGTACCCAACATACTATCTTTATACTATTGTGCCTACTGATGTAACATCATCTGCTAATCAAGAAATATTAGATTATAAGGTGTCCGGCAGTTCAACTACTGGAACTATTATATCTGGAACTACTATAAAATTAAATAATTACAGTGTGAACACTGATGTGTTAAATTATTTCACAGCTAGTTCAGGAACATATACCTTAGGAAATACTCCAAATGTTACACTTAATGTTACAAGTTCAGTAAATGTTACAACAACCGCCCCAGGGTGTGTGGTATATTTTGTATCATTAGATAATTCTGGTTTACCTGTTTCTACACTTTTTACTGGTTCTTTTACCTCATCATTAGGAGTAGCTAGTGGTACTTTTTCAGGTTCTTTTACTCCTATAAAGGGATCTAACTATGGGATGGTTTTATATGTACCAACTTTTGTGGGATTATCTTATTCAATAAACCTACTCATCACCCAATCAGTCGCGCCACAATCCTCAACATATGATATAACAGTACTTGAACCATACGTTGGTGAGAATTTCTACAACAGCGATTGTAATGTATTACAAAATAACGTTGATGTAAACGTCATTAGTCCATTTTATATGGATGTTGACTTTACAAACAGCCCAATCATAGCACAAAACCAAGCAGCAATACTAAATGGAACAGCGGCACGCGCCCAAGTACAATCATGGAATTACGCATACCGTTCTAATATAAGTGGTAGGTATGTTGGTAAACAACAAAACGCGATAGCAGTAAACGTATACACCAGTGCTAGTCAATTTGTAACACCATCAATAAATGGTTTTACAGGTTCTTGGCCTGGTGATTCTACTTCTCCAAGTATACCGGTTCCGGGAAATATTCTAATACAATCATTAGATAGTTGCATATATGAGTACAATTGGGGAGGAGGAGGATACCCGGAAAATGCCTTAGGTGGTGGAATAAATATGGGTAACATATATTTAGTAGGCGAAACTAAAGACGATGTAACCACAATTAAGCCGGGTGATAATATATACTACGATTTACTTGCTAAGATGTTCTCGTCTGGCTCTACAGCGTACCAATATCAATACTCTAACATAAGTGGATTAGCCAATAAACTTAACATAACATATCCTGCATTAGGGCTACCTGGTGCCTCATATTATGTAGCATCAAGTTATATTGATCCAGGCGGCCCTTGGGGAGAAATATATCCAACAGGAAGTTCAACGTCAGGTTTAGGAACAGGAATACCATATATACTCTGTAAGGGATACTCAAATACTCCAGACGCCTTTATAAATAATAGTGGATTTTTACAAGCTGGAACAACATTGATTACTTCATCACTGTTGTTTGCAACATTATCTAGCAGTTTAAACAATGGTGACAGATGGTTTGCTAGTTTATATAGTGGAAGTGGAACAACAGGTGTAACAACAGGATTAACAGAATTAGCGGATGGTTCAAATTTAAGTCAGTATGGTTATCCGTTTGAAATATCTAGAGTATCTAGTTCAGCCGCTGGTGTATTCATTGCCCTAAATACAAGTTCACTAAATAATGTAGGATATTGGTTTTTAACGGGTTCTAACCAACTCAGTGGGGGTAAAATAAATATAGGAACACAAACCGCGGCTACTTATAGAACTGGTTTACTCTTAACCAAAGCTGACACACCAACAAATGGTTTAACTATATTTGGAGTCCCAAGCATAGATTTTGCTGGTATGGGGGCTGGTTATATATTATCATCATATCCAAAGAAAGTAATAACCGAGAACATAGATTACATCACCAAAACCTATGGTAACAATCCAAATTAACATATATTTATAACAAACAAACACAAACAATGGGATATTTAAATAATACGATAGTCACAGTAGACGCCATCTTAACAACCAAGGGTCGTCAACTTATGGCCCAAAATGATGGAACGTTTCGTATAACACAATTTGCTTTGGCAGATGACGAAATCGATTACACACTATACAATCCAAATCATCCATCCGGTTCTGCATATTATGGTGAAGCTATTGATAACATGCCTTTACTTGAAGCGTTTCCACAGGAAAACCAAATGATGAAATACAAACTCATCACATTACCTCGTGGTACTGCTAAAATGCCTATCCTTGATATTGGATACTCGGCTATAGTAATTAAACAAGGTGCGTCATTAGCAATTACACCACAAACACTAAACTACTTAGGTGGTAACACATACGAGACAAGTGGTTATACAGCAACTATAGGTGATGTTAGAACAATGCAAACGTTTGAAGTAGTAGGTATTAACACACCATCAGCAACAGCATTAAATACAACAACAACGTTGGGTACAAGCGTATCTAAAACGGTAGTTGGTACTACGATAAATTTACGTGCGACTACAGTAAACACGTTATTTGGTAGCAATACGTCACTTCAAACCACATTAACTGTAGTAGGTAGAGATAGTGGTGCTAGATTATCTATCCCCGTAACTGTAACAAAAGTATCATAAAAACAAAACATAAAATATTATGGCATTCAGTCGATTAGCCCCCGAAGATTTTGTAGTAAGTTCAGACGCCATTACCGCCACTATGTGGTCAAATGGTAGTCCAACATTAACTTCGTTCTTTACTTCATCAACACAAGCAGCAGGTTCCTCAGGAAACTTCTACCTAAACGTATACCAGACAGCATCTACTGATGCCGCCGCAGCTATTCAATTTGCTATAGCCTATGGTAACAGTGATGGTAGTGGTAGTTTATGTTATAACGCAGCTGTAAATGGAAAATCACCAACAGGTACAGTATTTGGACAGTGGCAGGATTTAGTGATAGGTGATGAGAATACTAATTTTACATTTGGTACTATAACATCATCTCAATTCTACGCACTAACAATGGATAGAACAAGATATAAGGAATCTTTATTCGTAGGGTCCTTAGCTCTGAAATTATCTGGTAGTTCGGGTTCCATAACAATAACCGACAATAGTAATTACGTTACTGCAGTCCAATATTGTGAGGCCGGTAGAGTATTTCAACTTATATCGGGTTCCCAAGGTGTATTGAATTCAAGTCTTACATCTAATGGTTACTCTAAAAACTCAGGTTCATACGGTTGGTTATTACCAGACATAGGAACAATTATATTGAACCCATTAGCGTTAGCTGATTTTGCTACAAGTGGTGGAATAGGATTCCAGTATAGTGGATCAGCTAGTGGTTCAGTAACCCCAACAATATCACCTAACGTCAGCATGTTTAGAGCGATAAGTGGTTCGTCATTATTTACTCTTAATAGTCAAGAAACAATCACATCAGATTATGTGTTTGTTAGACCAAGAAGTGCAGAATACAACTACTCAGAAAACCCATCATATATATCTGGTTCAACCGGTGAGATAGTATATTCGTATTTTATTAACAACCCACAAACGTATATTACAACGATTGGATTGTACAATGAAACAAACGAACTATTAGCCGTAGCTAAATTATCTAGACCACTACTTAAGAACTTCACGAAGGAAGCATTGGTGCGTATCAAGTTGGATTTTTAACGAACGTAGATGAAACAACTGAATGATAGCATACAAACAACTCTTAACATCTGATGTCATAGTGACACCATTCGAGGTAAACAAAGCGTTTGCCTTTAGTGGTTCGGGATTGACTGCTTCAACAGTTGGTATAGACAGATTCTTGGGTAAGAATATAAATTCAAACCCATGGATATCTGGTTCTAATCTATCTACAGGATACATAACTCCCCGTGACCCAGAATTAGTATATGATTCTATACAACAATTATATTACTCAAATTATTTAAGTTCTAGTTACGGTGATAATGTAAATACATCAAGTATAGTTCCGGGCGCTAATGAAGCGGGTAATGTACTTGTTGGTACTGTTCCATCACCTGGGATGTACGATAATTACCTTCAAACTACATTAACGTTTGCCAAATCTTTTCCAACAGGTGCTAACACTTATGTAGGTGTAATATCTGTACCGTCACGTTTATTTGGTGATTATATTCAACCTAATTCATTTACATTCAAATTTACATCTGGTAGTATTCATACTATAGTGGATGATGGTGAAGGTAATTTAAAAATAGGTAGTGCTATAGTAGGTAATATGTACTATCCACAGGGTATGGCTGTAATAACAGATCAAACATACGCTTCAGGTTCAGTAGCTACATTAAATACAACATGCTCATTCTCCTCCTCATACACAATATATGAGACACAATATAAATGTACATTCAGGGAAAATGAATTTAACTACACGTTAAATCCAACTGCGGCCTCAGACACAAGTGGGTCTTTATATTCTTACACAACAAGTTCACAATGGTCACCATATGTTACAACTGTTGGTTTATATGATGAAATGCAGAATCTATTGGCTGTAGGAAAATTATCCCAACCACTACAAACTAGTGCTACAACAGATACAACCATATTGATAAACATAGATATGTAATATGATTAAACTACTCGACATATTAGAGAATAAGATATTAGTTCCACGTCGTTCTAAGGAAGAACGCGCTAAGAACCACCAAATCGCCCTTCAAAAACAAGTCCAACAATATATAAAAGGCGGGAGTAAAGGTAAACTTGATTTATATCGTTCCCCAATTACATCATTACCATCTAATCTAACGGTTGGAGGTGATCTTGATTTAGCTCGTAGTAATATTATGTCACTACCATCCGGCTTAACAGTTAGAGGTGGTCTTAGTTTATATAATACTAAAATAACATCACTACCACCTGATTTAAGTGTTGGGGATTATATTCATTTAGATAATTGTAGAAATTTAACATCACTGCCACCTGATCTAAAGGTTGGAGGTGATCTTTCTTTAGATGAATGTAAAAATTTAACATCATTGCCATCTGGTTTAAGTGTAGGAGGTTATCTTGATTTAAATGATACTAAAATCACATCACTACCACCTGGTCTAACAGTTGGTCGTAATCTTACTTTATCTCGTACTCCAATTACATCACTGCCGTCTGATCTAAGTGTTGAAGGTTATCTTGATTTACGTTATACTTCACTCGCTAGATCACATACAGAAGAACAAATTAGACAAATGGTCCCTGGTGTTAAGGGTAAAATTTATATGTAAATTATGTTACAAATTACAAAATCACTATTCGTTGATGATTTAATCAACGATCCAACATTTAATATAGATGACTACTATGGTTATGTTTATATGACAACTAACCTAGAGAATGGACGTCAATATATTGGTAAGAAAATATTTAAACACACCACAAACAAGAAACTAGGTAAGAAAGAATTAGCGGCTTTACCTACTCAATGTGGCCGTACTCCATCCAAGAAAAAAGTAATTAAAGAATCTGACTGGAAGACATATTACGGTTCAGCAGACGAGGTTAAACAATGGGCTAAGTCAACATCCCCTGATAAACTAATACGTGTTATACTACGTTTATGCCATTCATCCAAGGAACTAACATACTATGAAACTAAATACCTATTTGACTATGATGTATTAACTAATGATGATGTATGGGTAAATAGTAATATATTAGGGAAATTTTTCCCGAAAGATTTGGCTCCCCAAACTTAATATAGTATATTATAGGTTATATATGGTAAATCAAGCACTAATTGCGATAGTAAATTCAGTATTAGGAAGTAGTAAATCTACATCTAATGGTAATTATGCATACCACTGCCCGTTTTGTAAACACCATAAACCTAAACTGGAAATAAATTTCACGGAAAATAGTAAAGGTGATAACCCATGGCATTGTTGGGCTTGTGACAAACGTGGTAAGAAACTAGTACAATTATTTAAGGTACTAGATACACCCAAGGAAAAAATAATGGAACTAAAGTCATACATCCAAACAGATGTTAAGGATGACATAACCATTACATCAGATAAAGTACATTTACCTAAAGAATTTATATCGTTAGTTAATCCACCCTCAACTATTATGGCGAGACATGCGGCGTCATATCTTAAGAAACGTGGTATAACTGAAGACGACATAATTAAATACAATCTAGGATACTGTGAATCTGGAGCATACGTTAACCGAATAATAGTACCCTCATATGATGAGAATGGTATATTAAACTATTTTACAGCGCGTAGTTTTGAGAAAGACAATCCGATAAAATATAAGAACCCAAACACAACACGCAACATCATACCATTTGAGTTTTTCGTGAATTGGGACTTACCACTGGTTTTATGTGAAGGACCATTTGATGCTATAGCCATAAAACGTAATGTAATACCATTATTAGGCAAAAACATTCAGTCATGTCTCATGAAACGTATAGTAATGTCTTCTGTTAAGAAGATATATATAGCCTTAGATAAGGACGCACAGAAGAAAGCGTTAGAGTTTTGTCAACAACTCATGGGTGAAGGTAAGGAAGTATATCTAGTGGATATACAAGACAAGGACCCATCCGATATGGGATTTAAACATTTTACTCACATCATACAAGACACTGAACCATTGACGTTCTCTGACTTGTTGTACAAAAAATTAATGCTATGATAGACAAACACTCAAACATAATACATGACCCTAAAATTAAACGAATTGTAGAATATAGTGCCGATAATAAACAAATAAATGTATTAGATCAACGATTTTATAGACGCAACGACAAATATTACCCATCTGTATCTAGTATATTAAATTACTTTCCTAAGAACCAGTTTTTCCACTCATGGCTTAAAGACGTGGGTCATAATAGTGAAATCATAGCAAGAAAAGCAGCTGGTGAAGGAACACAAGTGCATAACGCTATAGAAAAATTTCTTAATGGAGAAGAATTATCATGGATAGATGAGAACGGAAACGCTAAATATAACCTAGACGTATGGAGAATGATATTACGTTTTGCTGATTTTTGGAACACTAACCAACCTGAACTTATATCTACTGAGTACCATTTATTTTCAGACGAGTTTGAATATGCCGGTACAGCAGACATTATATGTCGTATGGCTGGAAAATTATATTTACTAGATATTAAGACATCTAATTCAGTACATAGTTCATATAATCTTCAATTAGCAGCATACGCCAACGCATGGAACGAAACACATAATGAACC